TTAGATGTTATTTTACATCCTTAACTGAGTGTCTGGCAAATTGGGGGAAAATCAGTATTAATGTTTTACAACCTTCTTTGTTTTTGATGTTAATAGGATTTCAATCTTGGAACTCTTATATAATAATGATTTTATAGTTTTGGGAAGCTTTACTTTTAAAACTTTCAATCATATCAACTCCTTTGTTTTCTTACCACAAGTAAGAAGATCCAAAACTGTATCGATTCATAGACTAATGGTAAAAAAACCGAGAACACAACATTATTCTTTCGTACCTTCTTACTTTATCCGTACACCTAAATTATCGGCATTCCCCGATTGGAGCCTGAAGCAAATGGCTTTATTTAATAAATTTTTCATTCTTCTAATATCAACCCCTTTCAAAATATGAACTTATAAACCTCCTTTCGTATAAATGTTATATCCGGGAGAATCACACTCCGGAACTCGAATCAAATAAGGCTGATATTGATAATGGTGTAACGGTAAATGATACCTTTCGCACCGGTGAACAATCTCTTGATGATTAAAACTATGATCCGGGTCGTTTTCTTTCGGTTGGAGATATTCGCAGTCCGGATCACAAAATCGGATTTCATTTTTCATTTTCATTCATTAAATCGCGGGGATTAATGGCGTTCGCGCTCTTAACCGGGATTGATGGTTTTGCCTAGCGGCCAAAATTCCCCGCGAATTCTATCAGATTGGTTGCGGAGGCCGGATTCGAACCGGCGTGAATCAGGGTATGAACCTGATGTGTAACCGCTACACTACTCCGCGATATAAAAAATTTGTCTTACAATTGCTTGCAAGCTATATTCTGCAAGCACACTTGCAAATATATCATATCATGCCGTCCGGCCTATATCAATAGTTGATTAACAAATTTATGTATATCAAGTAAATTCTGTTAATTTAATACACTTTCGATGTTAAAAAATTAAATTCCGGCATTATCCGCAAAATTTACTTTACAGATAATTTCCCTGTTAAACGCTGTCCTGCTTCATCAACATATTCCTGTAACTTTTCAGCGGTAATCTCCTGAATGGTTTTCGCTGGATTCTCCAAAGCCGAGAACGCTTTAACCTGGGCATGAAGCTTTTCCGGGATTAATACCGTTTTCATTCCCTCATGTTGTGGCATTTTCAAAACCCCTTTCGACTGCATATCGAAGAACCGGGACTTACGCCCCGGTCCCCGGTCAAACTCTCTAAGCCACTTCCGCCAGCTTGTGCCAGTTTTGCGGCTCCAGGGTAATCACTTCGCCGCCGATCCGCTCCAACTCCGTCGCCCGTTCATAATCCTTCTCGGTATTGGCCAGCCAGGTGATGGCGTTGGCCAAACCCCACTGGGTCAAACCGTCGCCGCCCTCAACCAACTGCATCAACAGCCCGGAACGCTCCCGCTCCCGGATATCGAACTTTTCCACCACCCGATCCAAAACGGTATCCAATGGAGCGCTAATCCGGCGGGTGGCGGCGTCCACCATGACCCCACGCAACTTGGCGAACTGTACCTCATCAAAAGCGGCTTTAACAGTATCCTGCAGCTTCATCATAAAAGCGGCGTCATCCATCCGCCGGGTGGAATCGCGGTAAATCTCGGTGTACTCGTTCAGATCCCGGGTGTACCGTCCCACATGGTAACGCTTCATCGCCAAGTCATTAACTATTGCCCCGTTTTTACAGACCAGCCGGAATAATAACGGCTCCACCTTGACCGAACCCAAACCCACTTCACTATTGGAAATCACGATCCCGGCCTGGACAAAATCGCCGGGTTTAACCTCATAAGTCAACCGCTGAGTAACTGCCTTGATATATAAATGGCCGTCGGTAACCTGGGAGGATACCACCGTGACCTGACCGTCAGCCCGTAACACCGGCAGCGCAGCCATGGCGATATCATAATTATCAATGGTCCGGTAACGGTTGGATAAAAACGCCCTGGCCTCGCCATCCAGACAACGGACCAAACGGGGCTGATCTTTGGTCTGTAACCAGTGGTTAACATTGGTCGATAATAACTCCGGCGCTTTCTGGCGCATTAAATGATAATACTTGGAAGGGATCTCCGCCCACTCCCGAAGCTGATCCTCGGCTAGCGGTTTCACCGGCAATTGAGCGACCCCCTGACTGCCCCGATCAACATGCATAATTAACCGGTTATTTTCTGTCGGTTCCACTTCCAGCAGCCGCGAGGGCGCCAGAAAATCCTGCTTGGCCAAGTTTTGGCGTTCCAGTTCCTGGGCTAAATCCATCAATGATAAACCTTGATTCATAAAAAACACGCTCCTTTGTAATATAGTTTATAAACCGTCTGCACACTTGCAGATATTTAGACACGAAAAAAAGAACCCTTAACGCCTCCCTTCCTCAACTTTCTTCAATAGCTTTAAACTGGCCGAACCCGGCCGGAACTCCCGCAAACTGCCATCATCAAACCGGACATAAATATAAAAAGGATGAGAACCGCACGGGCCGTATGTCACCGAACCATAAAGCCGCCCCAAAGGAAAATCAAGATAAACCCGGACTCCCGGCAAAAACCCTTGCATCATCCCGCGCACCTCCTTGAAATCTGATTCTAGTATATCATAAAATCACAGTATTTGCAAGCGTGCAGGCTAAATTTTGCTTGTATTAATGCTGGTTTAGGTATACAATTAAATTACAAACAAGTTGCTTTTCTCCCGCCGTTGGGGTTTTGTCTTGCGGGCTTTTTTTTAAACAAAAATCTGCACGCACGCAAACAGACGAGATACCCCCCGGCGTACCCCCCAGGCCCACTAATCGTCACCCCGAAAGGTGAGTGAGGACTGTCCACTGACATGACCCGCGAAGGCATAGCGCATACCGGACAGCCCGGAGCGAACCAAGTACCCTATTGTAACGGGGCTGGGGGGTATCGGCCCGAAAACTTCACCCGCAAAGTTTAATCTTTGACAAGACGGCGAAGAAAAGGCATCTTCCTTAACGGCACTTAGATCAGGGTTTTATGGTGAGATATCCAAAAGAAAAAGAAATGAGGCGAGGAACATGAGCAAATTCAAACTGTATCTTTCAGCTTCCATCCAGGAAAAAAATATCACCGCTGATGGGCGAAACGAGGAATATTACATGCAGAAAATGGCGGCGCAGGTGGCCTTGGATTTACGTAACGATTGTGAAATCAAACTCAACCGGCCCGAATGGACATTGCGGCAAGTCATTAACGACTCCAACGCCTGGAAGCCCGACTTTCATCTGGCGCTGCATACCAACGCCATGCCGAAACCCGGCAGCGCCTCGGGAACTGAATGTTGGATTCATAAAGATTCCATCGGCGGAAACCGGATGGCCGACATCCTGATAAAAAAAGTTACCGCCGTGCTTGGAACCAATATTCGTGGCGGCAAAATTGATCCTGACACCAAAATGACCGGAATCGACGGCGGGAAACTGGCCGAACTTGACGATACTGTCGCCCCGGCTTGCCTGATTGAGATTGTTTTTCACGATAATCCCAAAGACCTGGAAAAATTGAAAACCCGTTGGGAGGAAACCCGGCGCGCTCTGGCCGATAGTGTCCGGGAATACATTAGACTTTATGGAGCGCGGTCATGAATTGGATTGAACAGATTACCAACGGAACTATCGGGAAGATCGTCGATGTAGTGGACAAGCATTTACCATTAAGTCCGGAGACTCGCGCCACTTTGGAAAAAGATTTGCAATTGGCTTTATACGACTTTCTGAAATCTTTTTATGATAATTCGAAGTCCGTGATTGTGGCTGAAGCGCAGGGAAACTGGCTGCAGCGAAGCTGGCGGCCTTTGCTGATGCTGACGATTATCAGTATTTTATTTAACAATCATGTTTTGTCACCTTATTTATGCGATTTCTTTCCGGAATTGTTTCATCCCCACGAACTCCCGGAACGGCTTTATACACTGATGGAGATTGGCGTCGGCGGCTATATGCTCTTGCGAACTTCGGAAAAAACGGGGAGTAATGTTGTCGATATGGCTAAAAAAGTGGTTATGCCAAAAAAACAGCCTTAGGACGTGAGCCCATGGGAAAACGAAAATACGATTGGGACAAATTGGAGGTTGAATATATTTCCGGGGATTGGCTGGATCAGCATTCCTTCGCCGATCATGTCGGGGTGGATTACAGTTACCTGCGAAACATCAGTTGCAAGCGCAAATGGGAAGAGAAGAAAAGGCAATACCTGACGCAACGGGCGGAGGAAATCCAGAAAAAGACCCTGGAAAAACAGGTGAAAATTGAGGCCGACCGGAACGCCGCCCACTTGCGCACCTGGGATAATTTCTTGAAGAACGTCATTGAAGTTCTGGAGGACTGCAAGATCCGGATGGGTGACGGCCAGCTTACCATCTTCACCTTGGAACGGCTGGCGAATGTCATGGACAAACTGCAGCGCGGCCAGCGGCTGGCTTTGGGACTGGATAAGGAACATACTAGCGATGTGAACTCCCTGGCGGAACTGGTACGGGCGATTAAAGAATCAGCCGCGCCTCTCACCGCTCTGCCGGAAGAAACCACCGCCGAACCTGAAAAAACTGCGCCGGAAAATCCCAACGGGGAACCGCCCGGCGGATGACCTGGGGCTTATTTTCGGCGAAACAACTGGCGGCGATCTCCCAGACCAATGCCCGATTGAATTTTTTATGCGGCGCAGTCCGCTCCGGAAAGACCGTGGCGGCCAATGTCCGGCTGCTGGATATGATCGCCACCCAGCCGCCGGGCAACGCCGTTATCACCGGTTATACCGAACGGACCATCGATCATAACGTCCTGCAACCCTTGGAGAAGATTGTCGGGCAACGAAATTATTTCTATAACCGGGGCTTGGGCGAAGTGACAATATGCGGCCGGAAATTGTTCGTGGTCGGCGCGTCGGACTCCCGGGCGAAAGACCGGATTCGGGGCGATACTCTATCCTTTGCCTATGTGGATGAAGGAACGCTGATTCCGGAAGATTTCTTCAAGATGCTGCTTTCCCGGCTGAGCCTGTCCGGCGCGAAACTGATTTCGACAACGAACCCGGACAGCCCGTATCATTACTTGTACCGGAACTATATTAACAACCCGGCGCTCAACAAAACGGTCTTCAACTTTAAGCTGGAAGACAACCTGAACCTGGACCCGACATATGTCAAAGAATTGAAACTGGAATACGGGCCACCCGGTTCGCTTTGGTACAAACGGTTTATCGAAGGCCTATGGGTACTGGCCAGCGGCGTGATTTACGACCAGTTTGATGAAGCGATGATCGTGGACTATCTTCCGGAACTGGTCTGTCACTGGGTTGGAATCGACTATGGGACTTCTAACGCCACCACCTTTTTACATACGGCTTTAGGCTCGGACAACCGGCTCTATATTTGTGACGAGTATTACCATTCCGGAATGCCCACCGACCAGAACCAGCTTGCCAAGCAGAAAAGCCCGTCCCAATACAGCGCGGAATTTCGCCAGTGGTATCACGCCCTGAACTGCTATATCCGGAAGATTTATTGCGACCCGGCGGCGGCCTTTATCACCCAGCTCTGGCAGGATGGAGTTCATGGCGTGGCCAAAGCCAAAAACGATGTATTGGAAGGTATCGGCTTGGTTTCAAGCTTAATGGGGGCGGATATGATCCGGGTACACCGGAGTTGCGCCAATACCATCAATGAATTTGGAACTTACTCCTGGGACCCGAAAGCCCAATTGCTCGGCATCGACAAACCGGCCAAAATCAACGACCATTGCCTGGATAACTTGCGGTATCAGGTTTATAGCAACAAAATGATGTGGCTGACCCTGTTGAAACAAAAAGCAGCGGCCTAAATGAGGTGAAACCATGTTTCCTGAATACTCCGCCAATCAAATCTGGCCTCCGGAGGAATGGCAAGCGGTTTATGAACACTACCTGGAATGGGCGGCCTGGTATTCCGGCGACCCGTTGCAGATCTCCGACGCCCTGGCATCGAAGGTTAACATTCCCACCCGGCAAGGCCAATTCTGGGCGCAGGAGATTAAGAACGAACGCCGGATCATGCTGCATGTGCCGATTGCCGGAGAACTGTCCACCACCAGTTCCAATTTTCTATTCTCGGAAGTGCCTACCGTGACCTTGCCCGGTGTGAGGATCGACGACGCCAAAGTGAAAAAGATGCGGCAGCTTTTGGACCGGAACGGATTCTATAATTCCATCCTGGAAGCCGCCGAGATCGCCTCGGCCATGGGCGGGATCTTCCTGAAGATTAACTGGGACAAGAAATTGTTTCCCTTCCCGGTGCTTAATATCGCCCAGCCGGATAACGCCTTGCCGGAATTCAAGTTTGGAATTCTGACCGCCGTCACCTTCTGGAAAGTCATCTCCGATGACATGAAAACGGTTTACCGGCTGCTGGAACGGCATGAGCGGGGCAGGATTTACACCAAATTGTTTCAGGGCAGCGCCAACACTTTAGGGAAAGAAGTACCGCTGGATACTTTCGAGGAAACCAGGGATTATCCGCCGGAGAAAGACACGCCCATCAAAGACGATATCATGGTCCGTTACATTCCCAATATGAAACCGAACAAGATATTCCGGGGTTCGGCGCTGGGTCAGTCGGACTTTGGCGGGGCGGAAGGCCTGATGGACTCTTTGGACGAGACTTATACCTGCTGGATTCGGGATATCCGGCTGGGCAAAGGGCGGATTATCGCCCCTCAACAATACCTGCGCGATATTCAGACCGGCAACCCCCGGTTCGATTTCGAGGAAGAAGTCTTCGAGGAATTGGACTACGACCCCAACGACTTGCAGGGAGCCGGTTCGATTAAGAACGTCCAGTTTGAAATCCGGCATGAGGCCTTTCAAAAAACCTGCCTGGACTTGATCGCCCGGATCATATCCAACGCCGGATACGCGCCCCAATCCTTCGGTCTGGGTGTCGGAATGGCCGCCAATGAATCCGGTTACGCCCTGAATATCAAGGAAAAGAAATCGGTGATCACCAGCGCCAAGAAAGCCCGGTACTGGAAGACGGCGCTGGAAGATTTGCTGCAAATGATGCTGGCCATTGAATCCGGCGGCGGCCACGAACGGCCTTGTATTGAGATTAATGATTGCGTTACCTCGGATTTAACAACCATCGCCTCCACCTTGAACATGCTGAACGCGGCGGTGGCCGTCAGTGTCTATACCAAAGTTAAAATGGTCAACCGGGATTGGACGGAGGAACAGATCCAGGAAGAAGTCAACCGGATCCTTGAGGAATCCAAGATTGTCGGGCTGAAACCACCCGCCCCAAATAACGGCCAAATACCGCCGAAAGGATAAGGACCATGCTTTACGGGAGTTTTCTTTATCAGGCGAACTTATATGAACGCGGCTGGCTCAGCGGCGAACGGATAATTACCATCCCGGTGAAGTTTGAAACCGGCTATGGGGCGATGGTGACGGTCGCCTGGACGGGAACCACGCCCACCGGGACCCGGATTTCGGCTTACGTCAGTATTGACGGAAAACTTTCCTGGAGGGAACAAGTGAACGGCGCCGCCCGGTTTTTTCTGGTGGATACCCGGCAGGCCGGCCTGAAAAATTTCGATATCAAACTGGTTTTGGAATCTGCGGTATTGGACGCGGTTCCTTCGGTTTCGGTGCTGGCGGTGACTATCAGCCAGATTGCCACCGCCTACCGGCTGGCTTATGATGTTTTAACCGACGCCGGTCTGACGGCCTCCGAGTACCTGATTGACGCCGAACTTCTGGAATTCTATATTCCCTATGCCTGGCTTTATAAGTCCAGCCATAAACAGGCGTTGAAACAGGTTATTAAATTTGTGCTCGGCAATTGTTATACCGACCGTTCCAACCGGATCCATGTGGACGGTCCCAACCATGTCCAAACAACGGCGGCAGTCCAAACTATTACCGCCCGGAGCTATTTTCCGGGCCGGAAGCTGATTCCTTTTACCGGCCAACTGCCGACTCAGGTGGAGGTTTATGGCAATCCGCTGGTTCCCACCTCCCAATCCGAGGAGGTTTACCGGCTGAACGCCCAAACCCTGCAGGCCGGGGAAGCCAAGACCTATACCTGTTTTTACACCACCTTTTACACCCAAAACCCGGTCTATAACTGTTCCGCCAGTTTGGAACTGGCCCCCGCCGGGACCATCATCACAGCTCAGGAATATTTCGCCTGGGGCGCGAAGATTACTGTCAGTACCAATATTGACTGTACTTTTAATCTGGCAATCAGCGGCTATCCCCTGAAAGTCAAAGGCCGCTTTAATGAACTGGTTTACCTGGGGAATACCACTACTGTTGATACCGGCGAAAACCGGTTTTATGGCAGAAATCTTTACGGTTCCGGGCTTTACGCTCCTACCAAGAATTTAAGCCTGTCCAACTCGGTTTCTTATACCCATCCGACGAGCCACCTGATTCAAACCCGTGAGATTGCCCGGAAAATCGCCGGTATTTTACTACAGAAATTTAGCGGCTTGAAACCCCGGATGGAACTACCCTATGTCGGCAACCCGGCCCTGGAATTTGACGACCGGATTCGCTTGAAAAATTTACGGGACAACGGTTTGCAAGACTATATCATCAAGACCCATGAAGTTAAATATGAAAATCACTCTTTGAAAGGAAGGATGGTCTTAAACCATGTTACGGACTGATGAAATGCTGAACCGGGCCGGTTCATTCCCCAAGGAAAATCTATCCAATCTACCGGAATTATGCGTCTTTTGGCAAAAAGTATTGCGGCTGCAGGACTGGGATGTGAAGCTCGCCGTGGTCCGCTTTCATGAGTTGGAAGACGGCAACCTCTTCGGGCAAAGTTCCTGGATAATATCCAAGAAATATGCCACCATCAAAATCCTGGACTACCGGGATTATCACCTGGGGCATTGGTGGGACCGGGACCAGGAAGGAACTTTGGTTCACGAATTGCTTCACTTGCATTTGGCTCCCTTGAAAGCCGCCAGCAACTGGCGGGACGGTTCCTTGGAGATGTACGCCTTGGAAAACGTCATCGAAACTATTGCCAGCGCCCTACTTTTCTTGAAACGGGCCGGGAGATTGGACGAACTGGAATTAAGTTCGTTCTGGCCCCCGGTTGAATACTAAGTTGCAATGAATGCAATTTAAGTAGTCTGCAACTTAGTTTTTGCCAATTTGCATCGGTTAAAATTTTGATTTGAAAGCAAATTGGCACGTTGCCGCCAACGTGAGCGGTAAATAAAATCACGGAATACGCGAACGCGGAGGTTATGACCATGTTGAAACGGTATTTATTCGGTTTTTCTAACTATCCCCTGATGGACAAAGACACCGGCGGCGGAGGCGGCGCGGAGGATAATACCAGCCATGAAAAGCCTCCTGCCGGTGGGGGCGGCCCCCAATCCGAACAGATTGTTTTTCCCAACCAGGCTTCCTTCATGGAGCGGGTGAAACGGGAAGGCCGTTCGCAATTTAACGAGTTTATCAAAGAACTCGGCTTTGAGAAACCGGAAGATTTAAAGACCTTGGTCACGAAAGCCAAGGAAACCGAGGAGAAGAACAAAACCGACCTGCAAAAAGCCCAGGAGGATAACGCCAACTTGAAACGGGAAAATGAGCAGGTCAGGAAGAACGCTGAGAAAACACTGATTGACGCCGCTTTACTGGTCCAGGCCGCCCAGGCCAATGTAAAGCCCGACCGGATTAAAGCCTTTCTCAAACTGGTGAATTCCAGCGGGATTACCGTGGTGGACGGCGTTCCCGATGAAACCGCCGTCAAGACCGCCATCGGCAACACTCTGAAAGAATTTCCCGAATTCCTGAGCAAGCCGGGCAATGACAATGGCGGGGAGGATTTCGGAAGCGGCGGCGGCGGGCAGAAAGACCTTGGCAGCATGTCGATGGCGGATTACATCAAGGCGCGATCCGGCGGCCAGGGCAAATAAACTTAAAATAGGAGCATTCCTGTAGTAAACAAAAATGAACTTTGAAAAAAGAAGTACCT